CGGGGTTTTCACCACTTTTCCTTGTGGGGTTTGATCATTGCTTTTCCTTGCCGGGGGTCATTTGATAACCCGGCCCTCTCCTGAGCCGGGGGTTTCATTCGAGTTTTCCATCTCCAGCGTTTCTAAGGCTCACGCGGCCCCTCTCTCTCAGGGAACGAGGCGAGATTTTGTATGAACCTCTTCCTAAACACGCCCGCATGCCGCGGGCTGGCACTTTTGTACACGGCGGCCGTCAACGCTACGCCGTGTACCCTCAAGCAGGGCAAACTTTGACCTTAAAGGGTGGCTTCCTTGCTAAGCACTTAGGGACCCGAAAAGACCGCTCACACCAGCGCTCCTAGGTACCTCGCCGATATGGCCGAGTATCCCAGGTTGGAATAGCCCTGGTAGTTAGCAGTCGTGGTGCTGACACTATTGTAAGTGACCACGCCAATCGCAAATAAGAACCTCTGACCGGCCTCTGCATCGATCTCGAACGAAATGATTGGCCACACCTCAGTTCCTGGGTTAGGGTCGCCAGTAGCGACACCTGTGAACCCGCGGTGAGTATAATGTGGGTTGTTCAGAGATACAGTGGCATCGCCTGTCAGGGTCGTGTAAACCTTCCTTGTAGCGATGACGAAGGTGTTGCTTGTAGTGTCCCATCGAAACCAGTTCATAGCGAACATCTTCAAATCCTCATATCCGATCTTCAGTGCCATCCTCATCTCGTAACGCCCGGACTGCTTGCAGGAAAATACTTGGTGGCCTGTACGAGCAGGCCACTTGTAGCGAATTCCTGGAAAATCAATCTGTTGAGCTGGATAGGTATGCGCAATAGCTTCAAATAGAGGTGCTCCTCCAGTTCCAACTGTGGTAGACCCGTTCAGTGTCACCGCAGAAATCACATCAGACGCCTCAGCCGCATTAGTGGCTCCCATCGACGAATAGTCATTGTTAATGTACCACATAGTCGCTGGCGGGATCACCGTTGGGGGCAAAGAGGTAGTCGTAGTGCTTGACTGCGGATTTGACAATCTGACGCGGTACTCCACGTCCACAAAACCGATTAAAGCTGAATCAGTCACGCCGATGGTGGCGAAGTAAACCTTACCAGCATCATAAGAAGGCAAATTCACAACATTCCCTTTCCGAACCAGCAACTTCTTTCTCACACGAGAGCTAACGTCGAACACGAGGTTAGCGTGAACGCTGCCATCCGCTGAATACATATTCCTGATCTCCTGGTAGGTCGTAGGAACCGTTCCCTCGGGGTTAGGCTCAAAACCAAACACAGCAAGACCAGTCGTCAGCGTTGAACAAGCAGTTCTAAACTTAAACCTCAACGACTCGATCTCATAATTATCGAAGTTGCCTGCGATTTGGGGTAACCAGGAGCCGAGCGGCGAACCCTTAGAGTAGTTGCTTAGACCAGGGTTTAAAGCCCAGGTCGCGAAAACCTCAAAAGGATTGCTACCAGTCACATTGACTCCATAAGTCTCCGTGTGCGAAACGACGGTTCCTCTACCGGTGGTGACGGTCTTCGGCATTCTGTTTCCTTGCCTACTGACCTTGGCCACGGGTTCGGATTGAACCTTCGCCTTCTTAGATCGCTGGCGCATCTTAGCACCTTGCGCGGGCTGTTGTTTCGGCGGTCCCGCGCCCGCCTTCTTCTTGCCTTTTCCTGACATGTTGCTCGGCAGCAGCCCCGAGCAGCAACCTCCTGTCCTTGAGGAAACTCTCGACAGATTTGACAAAGTCTGGATCAGGGTGATGTTTCAACTCATTCATCCAGTTAATATCGCTCTCCACCAACAATTTCCTATCGTGGCACGCCTCCCACATCATCCTCTCCCAGGAAAACAGAAAAGCTTTCCACTCCCCACTGGCATTCCTATAAAAGGTATGCGAACAGAAGTGTATTTCCCCCTCGTTGCACTCACTAACGTCTCTAACAGGTAAACCCAACTCCTCGTAAGCTTTCATCAGCTCGTCGAGGGTCTTGTCCGTCCATTCGAAACAGTCATCGCCGGCAGTGCGGGGCACAGACCCGACCATAAAGGCAAGGGTGGCTCTACCCATACTGTTGCTACTAGTAGTGAGAAAGTTGCCGCTCCTCTGGACCGAATCGTCGTCGAAAATTATGAACAAGCCTTCGTCAGTCACGCAGGGACAGGTGCACAGGGACTTCAACCACCACTCATAGGCCCTCTCGAAACTCGATCTGACCTCATTGAGGTTTTCACAAGTGTCTCTGAGGGTTTGCCCAGAGCAATTGGCAATGTCCGTGTTAAAAACCTTCTCCCACCCACTAACGTCTGAAACCTTGGCCGTCAAACCGTACAACTTATTTATGGCCTCAACTTGGCGACCGATCATCTGAGCATGCTCATCGCTGAATCCGATCCCTTTGCAGGAAACCAGTATGTTCGGATAAGCCTCGCCCTCGGAATCCGTAAAATTCTGGAAAAAGCACCTCGTAACTAGCTGGTCTACGACTGAAGCTCCGCAAATAACGCGGGGCAATGGCTTGCGCTTGGGATTAGCCTGGTTCTTCGGGAAAATTCTGTCCGGATCTCTCAATCCTTTCAGGACCCACTTAACCGGGTTCTCCATGCACTCACTGAAATCATCCCCGCCGTATAATATAGCATCTATCCTCGTCTTAACCGCGTCGTGTATCTCAGGTCCAAACTCGTCCAGAAGCCTACCATTCGTGTCTGAGGTCAGACGGTAGGGGAAGCCTGGGGTTGAAGCTCGGTTGACACTGGCGATGACTCGCGAATAAGTTTTCTCAAACTCTTGATCGAAGTTTTCTCGGGTAGAGAAAGGGAACCTCCACTTGACTCCACCAGCTTGGTAGCTTTCGCTAACAAGTTTGACCGCATCTTTGACTTTTTGGGTACTGTGGTCCAACCTGATTGGTCTGTACTTTGCTGTGTCGTGGTAGTCGTCGAGAGACTGCAAAAGGTCCCCTTGGGTTCGTCCTGGGAAATGGAATTTTCCTTGAAGTCCAGGGAAGTGCTGATCAAAAGCTGCAATAACTTCGTCGATTTGTCTTGCTCTTGACAACCCGCCAACTCTCCTAGCAACGTCGCCAACAACTCTGAAGTTTTTACCTGGTTGCTCGTAGCTTCCGGTTCCTCCAAAATTGTAAGAGGCGCGTCTCGTGAATGCGTTTGTGCGCTCGAACAGTCCATCGACTTGTCGCGGCCTTGCTTCGCCTTCGCCCTGATCTTCCCCTCCGCAGGGACTTCCGGAGGGGGACAAAAACCCGAACTCTCTTTGGTCTCAATCGCTTCTACTACTTGTTCCAACGCGATCTGCGCGTACTTTTCGTTTAGCTTTCTGACTTTCGTGAGCTCTTCAATTGCCGCCCTCTGTTGTTCCACGGTGAATTCTTTCCTCTCCTTGGACGCCACTTTTATCCTGCCTTCGTGTTCTCCACGGATACGAGCCACATGTTCATCGTTTCTGTACTTTTGCTCCTGGCGACTCATCCTTCGGTCGTAAATCCGATCCATGTCGTCTTCATCGCCGAAGTTGTCCCATTTGCTCAACTTCCTACTATCGTACTTGTCCTCGTAATCCTCATCATCGTCACGTTGCCTCTTTGCCTTAAACCTCCTGTCCTTCTTACTTCCTGAACCCTCGGCTTTCTCCAAGACCTCGGTCCTGGCCTCCGCCTCGATTCTGTACTTTTCGTGGATTGAGTGTTTCAGCATTTCGAAAACCGTGAACGAGTTGAATCTCTCGTTTCCTCCAGTATGCACTCCACCGAAGTACCACTTAGTTCCCTTCAAAAACCAAATTCCAGTTCCCGACCAGCCACAGGCTGTGGAAGCCAGATGTCCGGCTAACGCCGAATGTAACTGGTTCCTGCCGTCCACCATAGGGCCGCTAGTCCGGTATAAACCTAACTTACCACCCATAGGATCGCAAGGTCCGATCAAGTAAACTGTTTCATTGTTAAGGAGACCCACACCCTGGCCGTGCTCGTCAGGAGCCGAAGAAGCCTCCGCGAAGACCAAGCTTGGGTACCACCCAACGATACTCGGATTTGCCTTTGCAACGAGAGACTGGGTCATCTCATAAAAGGCGAAATCTAACGACTTCTCCGTATCATAAGACGTCCTCACTTTCGCGTCAGGCAGCTTACTGAATTTCTGAACAGGGGTATTAGCCCCGTTGCAAGATGAAAAGTGGGTTGATAACTCCGCGACATGAGCAGCTGTGATCAATAACTCACGCCTCACTCCTGACTCATAATCCGTCGTGTATACCAACGTCCCCATCCCGACATGCTTATAACCTTCCTCGTCTAGCCTGTACATCATAACTGTGCTTCGAACCCTAGGGTCCTTACCATTGTCAATTTTGTAGGCGACGCTCTCTGTCCTAGCCATCTCCTTCACCTCATCCTTGCCTTTAACCACGCCAATCTTCTGGCCGTTGCACCACACCTCAAAACCTTCAGAAGATGCGATTACCGTGTACTTCTTCTCGGTTGGGTTCCAAACTTTGTGCTTGGTCAGTCTTCCGACAGTTTGGTTGTATAGCCCGAACATGATCCTTCTCATCAGATAACCTGCCTCGACATAAGCCCAGTAAAACGCGATGACCGTGTTCCCGACGTAGCTGGCGGTCCATAGGCAACAGTAAAAAGCCATTACCATAATCCAACCCAAAGCCACTATCAAAGCTAAGTCACGCATCAAGGGCGAAGTCTTCTTGTCCTCACTAGCGATAGCATCTCTAACCATTGAAGGCCAGTCGATACTCCCGTTGTACAGCATCCACGTAAAATGGTGCCAAGAAGCCACGGAATACTCCATGGCGAGACCGAGACCAACGTAGATAAAAATTCCCATCGAGGTCAACGCATAAATCATCACCGTTACCATCTCACCGATAAACCACTGAATGAATACGCTCCCAACATCATCTGGAGCCGGTATTACAAACTTTGTCTCGTCGATTGGTTCAGATGTCGTCTCGTCCACGGGTTCAGTCTTCCAAGCGTTCGTTGACTTGCGCTCCAACTGCTGCCACATCGGTGACGGCCTCGCGACCTGTAAAGGCGGGAGACCCACGTCAGCGGGCGGCTGGGCGACCTTCTGCGTTTCCCGTACGGGAGCCCGATAAAAGAACGGCGGCGGTTTCACTGCCTTGTACTCGATACTAACGTCGTACGTGAAATTGGCAGTCGTTCCGGCCACCAGGACCAAGAAAATGAAAGAGCTGAGCAGCCTGTTGATATATGCCGCTCTGCGGGGGGCCGGGTTGCGTGCCTGCTTGAGCATAGCTCTCGCCAGCACCTGCCTGACCCAAGGGGTGGCGGGTTTCCCCACCTTGATGGCTTGTACTCCACCCTCGGCGCGCGATCCACCATCGCCGCCCGAACCGACCTCTCGGTCAGCACCAGCCCTCCCGACTGGGATGCCTTCCCCTCCAACAGGGTTGGCTGCCTCAAGAAGAGGCTGACCCCCAACGGGGCCAACGGACGCTCGTCCGGACAGGGTTGTTCCAGACACTGGACCAGGACAGCACCTGAATCCATGTGTCCCCTCCATACCCTTCGCGTAGGAGGATGTGTTCTTTTC